ACATGCGCCGCAACTACGACGCACCGCGTTTTGATTTAACGCCTGACCAAATGTCAACTTTGGGTAGCTACTCAAAAAACATGGATGATATTCGGCAGACGATTGCGGCGAGAATTCTTAGCGGCGATCCATCAGCAGGAAAAGCGACGCCAGAGCAGCTAGAGTACGTGCAAGGGCTTCGCAAATACATGGGTGTAAAGTGATGGCGAAAAAAGGCGTGTCTCTTAGCGTTGGACGGGGCGAGAAGCTGCCCGTCAGCAAGGGCGCTGGCCTGACCGCCAAAGGCCGCGCCAAGTACAACGCCGCCACTGGCTCCAACCTCAAGGCGCCCGCGCCAAGCCCCAAAACAAAAGCAGATGCTGGACGAAAAGCCAGCTTTTGCGCCCGCATGGAAGGCGTAGTCAAGAACGCCAAAGGCCCTGCGGAGCGCGCTAAAGCATCCCTTAAACGATGGAAGTGCTGATCATGGCGACTAAACCCGGACTTTACGCTAACATCCACGCCAAGCAGGCGCGCATCAAAGCTGGCTCTGGCGAGAAGATGCGAAAGCCTGGCGCACCTGGTGCGCCGACCAACAAGGCGTTTAAGCAGTCGGCCAAGACGGCCAAAAAAGGCAAGTAAATGGCTAACACAAAACCGATCGGCGTAGCATACGAAGATCAAAACATCATCGGCGCCGACCGCGTTCAAGCGACCAACATCGCCGCTACTGGCACCATTGGTTACGCTACGGGCGCGTACGACACAGTCACACAAACCAACAACAAGACCACAGCGGTTACGATTAACACGCCATCAGGTCAAATTATCACCGCCAACGCTCAAATGGCCCCTAGCGCCAATGCGGTGTTTGTGGTTAATTGCAGCGCAGTCAGCACCAAAGACGTGGTGGTGATCAGTGTGGCCTCTGGTGGCACATTGGGTGCGTACAACGTGTTCATTGTGGCAATCAGCAATGGCTCGTTTACGGTAGAAATAAAAAACGTAACCAACAATGCGTACAGCGAAGCCATTCACCTGAACTACGCTATTCTTCACACTGCGACTTAATATGCCACTCGTCAAATCACCCAGCAAAGAAGCCTTTCGCAAAAACGTGAAGGCGGAAGTTAAAAGCGGCAAGCCTGTCAAGCAGGCCGTTGCCATTGCGTACAGTGTTAAACGTGCTGCGGCCAAACCCGCGTCGAAAGGCAAAAAATGAGCAAGATTCTTCAGCCCATCAGCAAACTCAACGCCCGTGAGCCGAAGGTGTCCGGCGCCGGTATGCCCAACCGCAACACGGAGACGTACTCCAAGATGCCGGGTATGGGCTGCCACGGTAGCATTCCCGCAGGCAACAACGTCAAGGCGACGGTTGCCAAAGTTCTGAGCAAGATCAAATAAGCTATGCCTCAAGATTATTCAGGCGTTGTTGCCGCTGGCGCGGTCAGTGAGGGCGGCTCGGCTAAGGACAAGAGCGACGCCGATGTCCTCTCGACCGCCCGCAGCCGCTTGGATATGGCGATCTCCGCGCTATCGGAGTCGCGTGAGGACGAGCTAGACGATCTGCGCTTTTACGCAGGCTCGCCTGACAACCATTGGCAGTGGCCTGCCGATGTGCTGGCAACGCGTGGTGCAGTGCAAGGACAGACGATCAACGCGCGTCCGTGCCTGACCATTAACAAGCTGCCGCAGCACGTTCACCAAGTCACCAACGAGCAGCGGCTTAACCGCCCGCAGCCTAAAGTCATTCCTGTGGATGACAAGGCTGACGTTGAAGTGGCAGAGATTTTCAACGGCGTCATTCGTCACATCGAGTACATCAGCGACGCCGATGTGGCGTATGACACCGCATGCGAAAACCAAGTGGCCTACGGTGAAGGCTACGTTCGCATCCTGACCGAGTACTGCGACGCAGATACGTTCAATCAAGACATCAAGATCGGGCGCATTCGCAATTCGTTCTCGGTCTACATGGACCCGCTGATTCAAGACCCGTGCGGCGGCGACGCCCGCTGGTGTTTCATCACCGAAGACATCCCGCGCGACGAGTACGAGCGCCAGTTCCCCAACGCTTCGCCGCTCAGTACGCTGCAAACGCTGGGTGTGGGTGACCAAGGCTTTAGCCAGTGGATGAACGAAAACACGGTGCGAATCGCCGAGTATTTCTACATCGACAACACCAAAGAAACGCTCAACCTGTACCCTGGCAACCTGACGGCGTTCCAAGGCACGCCCGAAGACAAGATGCTTCGGATGCAGTTTGGCAAGCCCCTGCGCTCGCGTATTTCTGATCGCAAGAGTGTCAAGTGGCTCAAGATCAACGGCTACGAAGTGCTAGAGCGCTCTGACTGGGCCGGCTCGCATATTCCCGTGATCCGTTGCGTGGGTAACGAGTTTGAAGTTGAAGGCCGGCTGTACGTCAGCGGCCTCGTGCGTAACGCCAAAGACGCGCAGCGCATGTACAACTACTGGACCAGCCAAGAAGCTGAGATGCTGGCCCTTGCGCCCAAGGCGCCGTTCATCGGCTACGGCGGGCAGTTTGAGGGTTATGAGATGCAGTGGAAGACTGCAAACACTCAGAACTGGCCGTACCTTGAAGTCAACCCGGACGTTACCGACGGTGCGGGTGCTGTTTTGCCGCTGCCGCAACGTGCAGCGCCTCCGCTGCCGCAAACGGGTCTGATTCAGGCCAAGATGGGCGCTGCTGACGACATCAAGAGCGTCACGGGGCAGTACAACGCATCGCTGGGCCAAACGTCCAACGAGCGCTCTGGCAAGGCCATTTTGGCCCGCCAGCGCGAGTCGGACACCGGCACATATCACTACGTTGATAACTACGCCCGCATGATCCGTTATGTGGGCCGTCAACTGGTTGATCTGATCCCCAAGATTTACGACACCGAGCGTATCGCCCGCATCATTCAAGAAGACGGCGAGTCGGGTATGGTCAAGATCAACCCGATGCAGCAAGAGCCGGTCAAAAAAATCCGCGACGAGCAGGGCATTGTGGTTGACAAGGTCTACAACCCTGGCGTTGGCAAGTACGACGTGCGCGTCATCACGGGTCCGGGCTTTCAGACCAAGCGTCAAGAGTCGCTGGAGGCGATGGCTCAACTGCTGCAAGGCAACCCGCAACTGTGGACCGTCGCTGGCGATCTGTTCATCAAAAACATGGACTGGCCGGGCGCGCAGGAGATGTCTAAGCGTTTTGCCAAGGTCATTGACCCGGCCATCATTGGCGACGACGAAGACAACCCGGCACTTGCTGCGGCCAAGCAGCAGATTGAGGCGATGAACGCCGAGATGCAGCAGATGTCTGGAATGCTTCAGAACGTGCAGCAGTCGATGGAAGCGCGCGACCTACAGATCAAAGAGTTCAAAGCTGACGTTGACATGTACAACGCCGAAACCAAGCGGATCGCGGCTGTTCAGGCCGGCATGACCGAGCAGCAGATTCAAGACATCGCTATGGGTGTTGTGGCTGCGGCGATGGAAAGCAACGCTACGATGGCTATGCCTGAAGTTCAGCCTGAAATGGTTGAAGTGCCGCCCCAAGGAGCAATGCAATGAATACCGCCGCCGATTTCATGGGCGTCCTGTTCTTGGCCCGCGACGTGGCCCATTCGGTGCATCTGAACACGCGCAGCTTCTCCAAGCACATGGCGCTCAACACGTTCTATGACACCATCATCGACCACGCTGATGCGTTTGCTGAAGCCTATCAAGGGCGTCACGGGCTAATTGGTCCTATCACCTTGCATTCGGCCAAGAAGACGACCAACATCATAGAATTCCTTGAATCGTCGCTGGCCGAGGTTGAGGAAATGCGCTACAAGGTAGCGAAAAAAGAAGACACTTCGCTTCAGCAGTTGATCGATAATATCGTTGAGCTGTATCTGACCACTTTGTACAAACTCAAATTCCTCGCATAAGGACGCATCATGGCACTTTACAGACAGGGCAACGCTGACGCCCAGATCAAAATCGGTGGTGGCAAGCTCTTTGGCGTGTTCATCTCCAGCACCTCTAGCGGGACGTTTGCTCTGTATGACAGCGCCACGGCCAGCACCAGCGACCCCAAGATTGCAAACACCGTGACGGTAGCTGCCGGTACTCAGTACATCAGTTTCCCGCCAGGCATTTGGTTCAGCAAAGGTCTGTACATCGACATTGCGAACACCATCGAATACACTGTCGTCTACGAATAACCCAAAACTGTACTGGCCCAGTTGACCAGGGTTCCTACGGAACATGAGATGACTGAACAAGTCCAAGAAGCCTTAGCGGAAGTTGACTCCGCGCCAGCACCTGAGACGACGGCCGTCCCGGAAAGTGCACAAAACGCGCCGGAAGTAGCTGAGAATCAACCCGAGCAGACGCCTGAGGAGAAGAAATTCACCCAGGCTGAAATCGACGCGATGATCAGCAAGCGCCTTGCTAGGGAGCAGCGCAAATGGGAACGTGAGCAGCAGGCCAAACTTGCACAACCGCAAGCGCCCAAGGAAGTTCCGCCGATTGAGCATTTTGAAACCCCTGACGCCTACGCGGAAGCGCTGGCAGTTAGAAAGGCCGAAGAACTGCTCGCACAGCGTGAGTTCCAAAAGCAGCAGGCTGCGATTGAAGACGCTTATCACGAGCGTGAGGAAGAGGCTAGGTCTAAGTACGACGACTTTGAACAAGTCGCCTACAACCCGCAGCTTCGAGTCACCGATGTGATGGCCGAAACAATCAGGGCGTCCGAGATGGGGCCAGACCTTGCCTATTGGCTTGGAACGAACCCGAAGGAAGCTGATCGCATTTCCCGTCTGTCACCTCTTTTGCAGGCTCGTGAAATTGGAAAGATTGAGGCCAAACTTGGCGCCAATCCTTTCGTGAAACCAACTACGTCTGCACCTGCACCGATTTCGCCTGTGACTGCACGCACCAGTGGAAGCCCGTCTTACGACACGACTGATCCTCGCTCAACGAAGACCATGAGTACGTCAGATTGGATTGAAGCTGAACGCGCAAGGCAGATGAAAAAGCTGCAAGCGCAAATGAACCGCTAACTTTAAAAGGACTGCCGAAATGTCTAACAGCATTCTTACCATTGACATGATCACGCGGAAGGCTCTGGAAATTCTGGAGAACAACCTCGTGCTCACCCGTAACGTGAACCGCCAGTACGACGACAGCTTCGCTGTTGAAGGTGCCAAGATCGGTTCTACCCTGCGTATCCGTCTGCCTGACCGCGCTCTGGTCACCGACGGCGCCGCCCTGCAAGTTCAGGACGACAACGAGCAGTTCACCACCCTGACTGTGTCTTCGCAAAAGCACATCGGCGTGAACTTCACCTCTGCCGAACTGACCATGCAGTTGGACGACTTCGCAGAGCGTGTTCTCAAGCCTCGTATCAGCCAGTTGGCTTCGTCCATCGACGCTGATGTGGCCAACAGCTACAAGTACATCGGCAACACCGTTGGCACTCCTGGTTCTACCCCCAGCACCTCGCTGGTTCTGCTGCAAGCCCAGCAGAAACTCAACGAGAACGCTGCTGTGATGAACCCGCGTTATGCCACCGTCAACCCTGCTGCTAACGCTGGCCTGGTTGAAGGCATGAAAGGTCTGTTCAACCCGACCGACACCATCAGCAAGCAGTTCAAGAACGGCATGATGGGCGTGGGCGTGTTGGGCTTCGACGAAGTCAACATGTCTCAGTCGATCAAGCAGTTCACCACCGGCTCGCGTACCGCTACCGGCGGCACCCTGTCGGCTGCTGTGACTGCCGAAGGCGCAACCACCATCGCCATCACCGGCGCCGGTGCTAGCGCTACCGTCAAGATCGGCGATGTGTTTACCG